TTTAGGGTTTAAAGCTAAGGCAGAAGTTACTGCCCAATATGCCCCTGCCATCATGGACAGTACATACGGCGCAGGCATGTATAGCTATAACAGCGGCCTATCTAACTATGGTTATGGCGTTGCCATCGATCGCAACATGGCGTTACAAGTACCTAGCGTTAGTCGTTGCCGTAATTTAATTGCAGGCGTTATCTCTAGCATTGAATTAGGTTTATACAAAAAATCTACAGGTAAAAAATTAGAAAGCCCGGTATGGCTAGAGCAACCAGATATACGACAGCCGCTTAGCGTGACCTTGGCTTACACAGTTGATGCCTTGCTGTTTTATGGCGTTGCTTATTGGCGCGTTACATCGCTATATGCAGACGATGGCCGCCCATCAGGTTTTGAATTTATCCCTAATACTCGCGTTACTGTGACTACAAATCAGTACGGAGATGAGGTCGAATACTATTCTGTAAACGGCGTTCGTGTACCTATGGGCGGAATTGGCAGTTTAGTTACATTTCAATCATTACTGCCTGGCGTATTGCAAACTGGCGGCCGCACAATACAAGCTGCGTTAGATATTCAAAAGGCCGCAGCAGTTGCAGCAGCTACGCCAATGGCAACCACGATCTTGAAAAATACCGGTGCTGATCTACCAGAGGCGCAAATTCAAGGTTTACTAGCAGCTTGGAAAGCAGCGCGACAAAATCGCAGCACTGCTTATTTAACCAGCACTTTAGAAGCGCAAAATATTGGCTTTAGCCCTAAAGATATGACATATAACGAAAGTAGCCAGTACCTAGCTACTGAGATTGCCCGGTTGATGAACGTGCCTGCGTATTACATCAGCGCAGATATGAATAACAGCATGACATATCAAAACATTTTAGATGGCCGCAAAGAATTTGTGGCTTACTCATTACAGCCATTTATCAGCGCAATTGAAAACCGTTTAAGCATGGATGACATAACTGCGCATGGCAATCGTGTGCGCTTTGCTGTTGATGAAACTTTCTTACGCGCTGACACTATGGCGCGACTAGATGCAATAGAAAAAATGTTAAACCTTGGCTTGATTGATATTGAGCAAGCACAATCTATGGAACAGCTAACGCCTAATGGATCAGGAGATACTGCAAATGTTGCACTTAACGTTTAATAACGCAATCGAGGCGGCCGATACAGAACGCCGCATGATTACAGGCAAGATTGCGCCATACGGCGAGGTTGGCTATACATCCGCCGGGCCTGTTGTATTTGAACGCGGATCTATTTCAATTCCAGATGTAACAAAAATTAAATTGCTAATGCAGCATGACAGCACAAAGCCAGTTGGTCGCGCTACATATTCCAGCGATGATGAAAGCGGCGTGTATGCATCGTTTAAAATTTCAAGTAGCAGCCGGGGACAGGATGCACTTGTACTAGCTCAGGAAAACCTTGTATCTGGTTTATCCGTTGGTGTGGATGTATCCGCATCAAAACAGATGAAAGGCTACCTGTTAGTTACCGCTGCTGTCCTAAAAGAGGTAAGCCTAGTGGAGTCGGCTGCCTTTGATTCGGCGGCCGTAACTGATATTGCAGCTGCTAAAGCCGCACTAGAAGCAACACAAACAAAAAATATAACTTCCAGTAACGATACTGAAAGCGAAACCCAAACCGAAAGCGAGGCAGCTGTGACTACAGCCCCTATTGAAACACCGGAAGCACCGGTCGAAAATCCAGTCGAGGCTGCACCAGTTCAAGCAGCACGCCAGATTATTCGCCCATCCGTATTAGACAGCCAGACAGTACGCACACCGATTACATCGATGGCAAAGTACACAGAGCATAAGATCAAGGCTGCCTTAGGCAATCAAGATTCAATGCTTTTCGTGACTGCAGCTGACGATTCATTTTCGACAAATCCTGCGTTCAGCCCCACCCAGTACCTTTCCGAGTTCCCAACCAATACACGTTTTGGCACACCATCAATCGATGCATGTTCACGCGGCGTATTGCCAGCAAGCGGCATGACAATTAACGTGCCATCACTTGTTACATCAGCAGGCGGTCAGTCAGGTACTGCACCAGTTGTAACAGTTGAAGCCGAAGCAGGCGCAGTTGCTAACACAGGTATGGTTACAGAATATTTATCTGGAACAATTTCCAAGTACAGTGGCATGAATACCATTAGTATAGAATTGTTAGAACGTTCAGACCCTAACTTCTATGCAGAACTAACACAGCAACTACAAAATGCTTACCTAAAGACACTTGACACAACAGTTAATGCTGCGTTAATTACTGCAGGTACTGTTGCAACTACTGCACAAGCTGCTACATCAGCAGGCATTATCGGTTACACATCAGAAGCTGCTCGCCTTGTATATGAGGCAACTGGTTACTACGCACAGAACTACATCTGTAATGGAAGCCAATGGCAATTATTACTCGGCGCTTCGGATACCACGGGGCGGCCAATTTATTCGGCCAGCCAACCAATGAACGCAGGCGGCTTAACTCAACCTGGTTCAATTCGCGGCAACGTGCTTGGCCTAGATTTATATGTTGACAAGAACTTTGCAGCAACAACAACAGTTGATGACTCAGCAATTATTCTTGCGCCAGAAGCATTTACTGTTTACCAATCACCACAGGCTTATATGTCAGTTAACGTTGTAAGCAACCTACAGGTACAGGTAGCGATCTACGGCTACATGGCAACAATCGCCAAGATGCCTAAGGGAATTATCCGCTACAACTTCACCTAAGCCCTAACCCTAATAGTCGGTAGGGCATTAGCCCTTTGCCCTACCGACCCGATGTAAGTAAGGAGTACCGATATGGCAGCTACATACGTCACCGTAGCCGAGCTACGCGCCAATTTAGGTATCGGTACTCTTTATACAGATCCAACGGTCGAGGAGTGTTGCCAAGCCGCACAGGATCAGATCAACAGTTTCCTTTGGTTTGATTCTGCGCCAGTCGTGGGTACTGCATTGGTAAGCAACGTTGCCACCGTAATGTTGGCCAACCCCGGTCTATTTACTACAGGCGAAAGCGTGACAATAACCGGGGCTGGTTCTACATTTAACGGCACTTACACAATTACTGCCACGCTACCTTTTAGCACTGGCACTACAAATTTATTGCCAGCATTTAATATGAACTTAAATTACTACCAACAACCACAGGGTTATAGCTTTATTCAATACGCCAAAGTTGCAGCTGATGAAAACTTTAGGCGCGTAGTGCCATCAGGCGCAGCTGTTGGTGCAGATACAAAGACTGCTACCTACGTTAATACAGCAAGCGTTAGACAAGCTGCGATGATTTTGGCCGTAGATATTTGGCAAGCTCGCCAGGTATCTCAGACAGGCGGCGTCGGCTTAGACGGCTTTAGTCCTAGCCCTTATCGCATGGGTAACAGCATGATAGGCAAGATACGCGGCCTACTAGCCCCGTACGCTAATCCGAATAGCATGGTGGGGTAAATGCCTACCGCTGCTATTACCACGCTGCGTAGCACTATCGCAACGGCTTTAACTAATAACGGAGTCTGGTCGGTATTCGCATATCCGCCTGCAACGATCTTAGCTAACAGCTGCGTAGTAATACCAGCTGATCCATATTTAACACCTAGCAATAACAGCCAGATAACTATTTCACCTATGGCTAACTTTAAGATTTTGCTAACCGTGCCTATGTTCGACAACCAGGGCAACCTGCAGGGCATCGAGGATTTTATAGTCGCAGCTTATACAAAATTAGCTGCATCTAATATCGTATTTAATATAACTAGCGTTAGCGCGCCTGGCGTATTAAATGCAGATAGCGGCGATCTATTAACAGCCGAATTTAATATAACCATACTAACGAGTTGGAGTTAAAAATGAGTGATAAAGAAGCAGATTTAGCTTGGCTTATTAAAATTGGCCAAGTAAAAGAAAACGCAGCACCATCTAAAGCCACTACTAAAACAGACGAGGAATAAACAAAATGGCAATTTATTTAAATAACAATGTTGGCATTAAACTTGCCACAGCAGCCGCGCCAACAGTACCCAGCATCGACATCTCAAGTTATGTAACGGCCATTACTCTTACTCAAACTTTTGACGAGCTTGAAGTCACCGCGATGGGCGATCTTTCTCATCGTTATGTTGCTGGATTGCAAGCTGCAACGTTATCTATTGATTTCCTAAATGACTGGGCAGCATCTCAAGTTATGCAGACACTAAATGCAGCAGTAGGTACAACACTAGCTGTATCAATGATTACAGTAAAAGGTACAGCTGTATCAGCTGCTAATCCTTCATACCAATTTAACATCTTGGTAAATAACCTAACACCTCTAGGTAGCGGTGGCGTGGCCGATGAAGCTATGTCTAGCCTATCTTTCACAGTCAATTCCGTTGTAACTGTATCTCCTACAGTTGCGTTTTAACCTAACTACGAAAGGGCAAAAAAATGGCTAAACTCAAAATAACAAGGGCAACTGGCGAGGTAACTGAACATCAAATTACTCCGGCGATTGAGTTTGCCTTTGAAGCGTACAAAGGTAAAGGATTTCATAAGGCGTTTAGAGATGATGAAAAACAGTCGGATGTGTTCTGGCTGGCTTACGAGTGTCTAAAGCGCGCATCTGTAACAATTCCGTTATTTGGTGCAGATTTTGTTGAAATGCTTGCCAAGGTGGAAGTGTTAGATGATGACCCGGAACGATAGGGCGCGATTCATTTACTTACTTGGTCGCAAGGCTAAGCGTTGAGTTGCAGATCGCGCCCAATGATTTATTAGCACTAGATAGCAGGATGTTTAAGGCTTTATTAGAAGCGATGAAAGATCGAAATAAGGAGATGCAACGTGCCAGTACAGGTAAAAGGCGGCATTGAACTCCGTAAAGCCTTAAAGAAATTTACACCTGATCTAGCTAAAGAAACACAGAAAGAAATGGCTAGTTTGCTTAAACCTGTAGTGTCTAAGGCTCGTGGCTTTATCCCATCTAGTGCACCGCTATCTGGCTGGGGTAAAGCAAAGGGTAATACTAGATGGGTATGGGATGGTAGAGCTGCTAAAAGCGGCATAGGTTATAAGACCACACCTAGCAAGGTAAACAGATCAGGTTTTAGGTCATTATCTAGAATTGTAAATGCATCGATGTCTGGCGCAATCTATGAAACTGCTGGCCGTGTTCACCCTAATGGCCGTGAGCAAGGATCATCATTTATTGTTCAACGACCAGGCTATAACCAAGGCGCAAATATCGTAGCTAATGGCCCTAATCAAGGCCGTAGCCGTAATCCACAAGCAGGAACAATATTTGTACAAGCTTTGAATCAGTACGGCATGATCGTAGATGCTAACAATCAAACAGGCGCAGGTCGTAGATCCCGCAAAATGAAAGGCCGTGCAATCTTTCGGGCTTGGAAAGATGACGGCGGCAAGACTAACGCGGCTGTTATTAAAGCCATTGAGGAAGCCAGAGATAAATTCAACAAAGCTGTGGGGTATAACTAATGGCTATTGATCCATCAGTAAAAATAGATATAGCCGCTGAGTTTACAGGTAAAAAAGCTTTTGATAAAGCTGGCAAATCTACATCATCTTTAGAAAAAAATGTAAAGAATTTAGCAAAAACTTTTGGTGTAGCCTTTGGTGCTACTGCTGTAATTAATTTTGCCAAGTCATCAGCAAAGGCATTTATAGAGGATGATAACGCTGCTAGATCATTAGGCGTAACAATTAAAAATTTAGGGCTCGCATACGGTAATAACGCAGTCATCGTTAGTGACTTTATAAATAACTTAGAAAAGCAAACAGGCGTGCTTGATGATGAACTGCGCCCGGCCATGGACAGGTTACTCAGGGCAACATTATCAGTTAGCAAATCACAAGAATTATTAAACTTATCTTTAGATATTGCGGCAGGTACAGGTAAAACAGTTACCCAGGTGTCACAAAGTTTACAAAAAGCCTACCTAGGGCAAACTGCAGCACTTGGTCGATTAGGCGTAGGTTTATCTAAGGCCGAATTAGCAACAGGTGATTTTGAAGATATACAACAAAAACTAACTAAGTTGTTTGCCGGCCAAGCATCTAGCGCAGCTAAGAGTTATGCTGGACAATTAGCCAAGCTACAAGTAGCTGGTAATAATGCTAAAGAAACAATAGGCGAAGGCCTTGTAGATGCTTTGAAATCGCTTGCTGGCGATACAAGCATAGATAAACTAAACGAAGGATTAGAAAAAACAGCATTATATGTTGCCGATCTTATTCGTGGAGTTGGCATATTTATTCAAAAGCTAAAAGAAATACCTGTGGCAGGTAAGGCCTTTCAATTACCTTTTGATGCTTATGTCCAAGCTATTCCTGTAATTGGTGCTTACATAAGTATTCTTGCCAATTTAGGTAAAGAGCAGCGGGAACTTTCCGAAACAGCCGCAACGCCATATTTCTCATTTGGACTAGCGGCGGCGGCTGTTAACGCTGCTAATAAAGCTAAAGCTGATGCTGCTGCCAAATTAGCAGCTGAAAAGAAAGCAGCAGCTGCTGCTAAGGCTGCCGCCTTAGCAAAGATTGCGGCTGATAAAAAGGCTGCTGCTAACAAAGCAATATTGGCTAAAGCTGATTCAATATTTAATATAGACCAGATTCAGATTGAAGCAGCATTAAAAGGCAAAATCTCAGCTGATGAAAAGTTACGCCTTGAGTTACAGCGCGCCATCCTTAATGAGAATTACGAACTAGCGGATCAATTACAAAAGCGACTTGAAGCTTCTCAAAGAGCTACAGCCGCTTTACAAGCGCAAATTAAAGACATTAAGCCAGCAGTTGATCCTTTTGCTGAGACGCTAAAGACTCTTGAAAGTGTTGCTTTGCTATTGTCAAAAATTAGTGGGATGCCTATGACACTTGACCCTGGTCGCAAAGGTGGCGGCATACTTGCGTTAGAGCCTGAGGATTTAACGCCATTGATTACAGCACCTAAAGCAATTTCTACACCGACTCCTGCAATTACTGAGCCAATCCCTGTTGTAGTTGTACCAAGCCCAACTCCAACACCTAGCACTAATAACCCTTTTGCTGGGCTTGGTGGTAATACTATGCCTTCTGGTGGTTCTGGTGGTTTTGGATTTTCAGTGCCGGGTTATACATATACGCCACCACCGGTAACTGTAAATGTTACTGTTGAAGGTAACGTCTTAGATGGGGCTGACTTTATTGAAAAGGTGAACGATGCGGTATTAAGTGCTAATAGGACAGGTTTGCCGCGCACAGCTGCTGGATTCTTAGTGGATGCCGGCTAATGACAGTACCTACGATTAACGCAGTCATTAACTTTTCTACTGGCCCTAGCTTTGCTCAAGCATTTATTATTGGCGAAGGCATATTAGGCACTAACGTGTTAGCAGACTCAGCTGCCATTATTGTAGATGTTAGCGATGTAGTAGATAGCGTAAGCATTAAGCGCGGCCGCAATCCTCAAGCAGATGAGTTTCAGACTGGCACAATGACTTTGCGCATTGTGGATCAGAACGGCGATTTTAACCCGCAGAACCCAAGCAGCCCCTACTTTGGCCTTCTCAATCCAATGCGTAAAGTATCTATATCGGCTACTTACGACGGCACTACCTACCCAATGTTTGCAGGCTTTATTACTAGCTATACAACTACTACACCTAAAAATGCTCTTGATGTAGTTTATACAACTATTACGGCGGTAGATGCCTTAAGACTGGCTCAAAATGCCCAGATCGCTACAGTCACAGGTGCGACAGCAGGGCAACTATCTGGCACACGCATCAACGAAATACTTGATGAAATTTCATGGCCAGCATCGATGCGCGATATAGATGCGGGTTTAACTACTATGCAGGCAGATCCCGGCACAGCGCGTACTGCCCTAGCCGCATTACAAACTGTTACAAATAGCGAGTACGGCGCGTTTTACGTTGATGCATCTGGGTCTTTTGTAATGCAAGACCGCTTGGTAACTACTGCCAGCATCGCAGGCACACCTACAGTATTTAACGATAACGGCACAGATATTGGCTACTTTAATGCTGTTTGGCGACTAGATGACACACTTGTATTTAACCAGGCTAACGTGACCCGGACAGGTGGCACAGTTCAAAACGCTACTAACGCAGCTAGTGTCGCAAAATATTTTGCTCATACTTACAATATACAAAACTTACTTATGCAGACCGATGCCGTAGCCCTAGACTATGCCCGCGCCTACGTTGCAAGCCGTGCTGAGACTAGCGTTCGATGCGATGCTATAGAGCTAGATCTTTACACAGACAATTACAATTTAGGCATAATTGCAGCTCTTGACCTTGATTTCTTTGACCCAGTAACTATTACGACTAACCAGCCAGGTGCATCTACCCTTATTAAAACCCTGCAAGTTTTCGGCGTGGCACATAACGTTACCCCGAATAAATGGCGTACAACCTTTACTACACTTGAACCTGTTATTGACGGGTTTATATTAAACTCAACCCTATATGGCGTACTTGATACGTCTGTATTAAGTTACTAAGGAGATAAGAAAATGGGAGCAGGACTAGGCTTTAAAACGTTTGTTACGGGTGATGTTTTAACGGCAGCCGATACAAATGGCTATTTAATGCAGGGAGTCTGGGTATTTGCTAATGCGGCAGCGCGTGATGCAGCTGTAACTAGCCCGCAAGAAGGCAATATGTGTTACTTAAAAGACACAGATGCGGTGCAGTATTATTCTGGATCAGCTTGGACTGCTGTCGGCGGTAGCGGTGGTGGCATGACAGTTATTGCAAGCGGCGCACACAGCGGCACAACTATTGATATTTCATCAATCGCGGCTACTTACAATGAACTTTATTTTACTTGGTCAGATTACCAGCCAACCACAGATGGCGATTATTTGCGTATGAGATTCAACAATGTATCTACCGCTAATTATGCGGGCGTATTTGGTAATGAGGAATTAGGTGTCGCCGTTTCGGTGAGTGCCTTCCAAATGTCACAGACACAAGATAACGGTACTGCCGATGGTCAGGGCGCTGTAACAATTTTAGATTACAAAAACACTACCAGCTGGAAATTCACACAGGCAGTTGCTCTAACTAATGATCCAACAACTTCAACAAGTGCCAGATTAGCGCGCATTGCGGGATACTGGAATAACACATCGGCAATCAACCGAATTCAGGTAGTAACGGTATCAGGCAACAGTTTCAACCTTAACTACGTTCTATATGGAGTAAAATAATGAGCCTGACAGTCACAGCACACAACGCTGAAACAAATGAGGTAGTTACTCGTGAAATGACAGCTGAGGAAATAGCACAAAATGAAAAAGACAAAGCCGAAGGCGCAGCGCTAAAAAAAGCAGCTATTGATGCCGCTGAGGCTAAGGCTGCGCTACTAGCCAAGCTAGGCATAACAGCGGATGAAGCAGCCCTGCTACTGGCATGAGTGCAATCAGCTATAACGGCTGGCCAGCCTCTAAAGAGGTTGAGTCGATCCGTATCAACTCTTACCCGATTAAGGGCAGCAAGGTAAAGCTGCGTTGCGCTTATTTAGCTGCCCCTTTATTGGTTGCCTTTGCTGAGGATTTTAACGAGCTAATTGAGCCGATCGATGGCGGTGCGCTAGATGATTGGGGCTACTGCTACCGAGATGTTAGAGGCGTACCGGGCAAGTTAAGCAATCACAGCAGCGGTACGGCTATTGATCTAAACGCGACTAAACATCCGTTAGGTAAAGCTGGCACGTTCCCAGCTGAGAAAATTCCGATGATCCAGGCATTGACTAAAAAATATGCTTTGAACTGGGGCGGTAATTGGACTAGGAAAGATGAAATGCATTGGGAATTGGCACTAGACCCAGTTAAAACAGCCAAACACATAGAAAAGTTAGGATTAAAATATGCCGACTAGCGCACAAGTAACAGTAACCACTACAGCCACGCTTTTAGTAGCTGCAAATATTATGGATCAGACAGTATGGCTACATAATCTAGGCGGCGGTGCTGTCTATTTAGGCGATGCTAACGTAACTACATCTAATGGTTACAAACTAGATAACGGCGATAAAATGCAAGTGCCTGTAGGAGATCATGAAGGCTTATATGGAATTGCTGCATCGGGTACGCATACGATTGCAGTATTGAAACAAGTCAATTAAGGGCATTTAGGAGAAAAAATGAGTGATATACAGCAAGCCAATATCCCTGCAAGTACGGTGACGCTTTTAGCTTCAGGTGCTAGAACAACTACAGCTGCAGGTACAGGCATACCGGGTTTTGCAGCTGCACGGCAATTAGTGCTACAGCTACAGGTAACCGCCGCTAGTGGCACTACCCCTACGTTAGACCTTGTAGTGCAAGATACGACAGATGGCACTAATTACAACACTATCGCGACCTTTACACAGAAAACAGCAGCATCACGCGAGGTTATTAGACTTAGCACGCCGTTTACAGATACCTTACGAGTGTCATACGAAATTGGCGGCGTAACTCCGTCATTTACTTTCAACGTAATTGCATGGGCGGACTCAAATTGAAAGATCAATTACTAGCCGCGGGCTTGTCATATCTTAGACATGCTGCTGCATGTGCAGCTGCGCTTTACATGTCTGGCATTACAGATCCTAAGACTCTGGTTAATGCTTTCTTAGCTGGCCTAATTGGGCCTCTAATGCGTGCGCTTAACACATCTGATAAAACTTTTGGCGTTAAGTAAATGACTACAGCCCAGTCTCTAATAACCTTAACGATCGCTGTTGCGACCGTATTGGCATGTGCGGCTGGGCTTGTACGTCACCTAGTCAAATACTATCTATCTGAACTAAAGCCTGATGGTAATGGTGGCCATAACCTTGTAGGTAGGGTTGAACGTATTGAGCAACGGGTCGATTCTATCCACGAGCTTCTCTTGCGTAGAACGATTGAATAGCATCAAGCTGATCGCTAGACCGCTTGGCGCTTGTAGATCGCATATCTAGACCGGGCTGGCTTGCCGGGGCTTGTAGCCAATCCTTGTTCTCTTGCCATAACCGTAAGGCATCAACTACATGATCAAAGAAATAGTTAATATCCCTACCCCGTAGCCGTATGGCTATCTGGGTTTCTACTTCTTTTAGACCATCCCGCATGAAATTACTGCCGACTATCAGCAGATCCCCTGGGTTAATTACTCGATCATCTTGCCCATATCCGTAACACGTCAAACGCCCATTTGTTACCGCCGAGCTAGTCACAGTAACTGTGCCGCTAGGTTGCATCTTTGGTGCTGCCATAATTTGCCCTTCCAACTGTGGCGTGTCGGATCTTGAAAAATGTCGGGGGATGCCCTTACACTTTTCGTAATGAGTGTCAGCACTCATTGTTATACAGATCACAACGATCGCCAAGGGCTTGGTAATAACAATTAAATAACAATGTAACTTCTTAGAGTTTTCAGGAGTGCTAACTCCGACTTGTTACATTATGTTAAGTAATAATAAGCGTGTGCCACGCGAATCTACTTAACAAAACTATTTATTTAGTTATTGCCTTGCCCTTGTTTTAACCATAACAGATAAGGGCTTATCTAATGACATGGACACTAATGTTCCAAACACTAATTTTAACTGCTTTTATAGCAGTAACGTCATCCCTAGCAAGTTTTATAGTTGCTTACAAACAAGGCGTAAAAGATGGTTACAACCGAGGCAGATCTGCCGGTATTCGCATAGGCACTGATCGCAATCGAGTAATCAAATGAGCTTTGACCTTTCAACTTATGAGGATGTAAACAGTCGCATTAAACGATTTAGAGCAGAACACATCACTGGTCGCATCACAACTGACATAATCGAAATTAACGTCAAAGATGGTTATGTCATTATCAAGGCCAGTGCCTACCGTGAGCATGAGGATGTAGTTCCGGCAGCTGTTGATTACGCATTTGAGCAGCGATCTGACCGTGGTGTCAATAGAGACTTCTGGATAGAAAACTGCGCCACATCTGCCATTGGCCGCTGCATTGGGCTGCTAATGCCTAGCGATGCCAGGCCAACAGTTCAAGATATGGAAAAGGTTGTACGCCTTGCTAACCCTGCACCAGAGGTTGATCTATGGGTCACACAGACAGTTACAGAAGGCGTTGGCAGTGTGCGCCCTGCAGCCGAAAGCATTGAGGCTATTCGCACGCAGCTAGGCACAGAGATCATCGACCAATCGCCACAGTGTTCACATGGCCGCATGGTCTTTAAGGAAGGCGTAAGTGCCAAGACTGGCAATAAGTACAGCGGATATACCTGTAGCAGCAAAGTAAGGGGCGATCAATGCAAGCCAATCTGGTTATAGTGCCCACTCCCCTGCCAGCTGTGGTACTTGATTACAGCCAAGAGGTACAGGCGCATGCATCGGGCTTTGCTCGATCGACAGGCGTGGTTGCTAATCGGCCAGATCATGCTGGTAGGTATAACAACAAACTTAATTACCATGAGTTCGTATTAGAAAATAGCGAAGCTGCGGGTAGCGAGATTGCCGTAGCTCAGTACATGGGTATTAAAAACTTTATACCTACTGTAGATACCTTTACAGATAGTCCAGATGTACAGATTGGCAACCTGGGCTTTGAAGTTAAGTGGACACGCTACATAAACGGCCATCTAATTATCCATCGCGATTACATGCGTTTACAAGATGTTGCAATCTTGGTAGTAGGAAAGAGTCCGGTCTATCAGTTAGCAGGCTGGATGCCCGTGCTGTGGGCTAAGAAGGCCAAGTATTACAACGCAGCTGATGGCAATTTCTGGGTATCACAGCGCGAACTATTTGAGATGAACACACTGCGAAAGTCCGTCTATGGAATTACTGAGGATTAAATGCCGGGTGTGCGCCCTTAAAGGCTACGGCCTACAACCGCACGCGATCATTACAGAGTTTACGCACCCAGCAAATGACAAGGTTTTCGTACAGTGCCTTGGCTGTGGCATTTATGGCTATGAGGCAAAACAAAATGCCGAATAACTTAGAGATACGTTGTAACTGCGAGGATTACAAAGAGATGAGCTTGTCGGTTCACCTTGTAAATGGCATTGTGCCAATCATCATAATCAAGTGCGAAAACTGTATGAGTGCGTACACAGTCATGCCTAATTCGGTGCAAAATGCCTAGTTACTTGTACCGCTGCGATCAATGCGGCGCAGAGCTAGAGATGAGCCACCCGGTAAATACACACGGCGATAGCAGTCCACTTTGCTGTAGCTACCCAATGGCTCGCGTATTTAGCGCGCCGTCAATCATATTTAAGGGTACAGGATGGGGTAAGGATGCCTAAGCAACTCGGATCGGTTTACTACGATGTACAAGATGACTGCATCTATAACCATTGCTGCGACTCCATACAGTTTAAATACTTGTGTATAACCTGTGGAGAAAATGTGGGTTGTTACTTCTGCGACTTTGATCCTGAGAAAAAACATGGCTGCGAATAGTCTCGACACGCCGATGAAATGTAAATGGTTTTGCTATTTATGTGTAGACTTACTAATAGTACTTACTGCTTCTACTAATGCTTATGCTAGTACTAACTCCCATATAGAGAAAGATTATTACAAACTCTATAGTCATAATAAACTAACTAACCATAATGAATACCTATGCTTGGTGCGCCTTTGGGATCGTGAATCTAAATGGAATCCTAAAGCTAATAACAAACACAGCACTGCTTATGGAATACCACAGCTGTTAAAGCTAAAGACTAAAGATCCTTACAAGCAAATAGATGCTGGTCTTAAATACATAAGCCACAGGTATGGCACAGCTTGTAAGGCTTTGGCTGTTCATCTAAAGACAGGTATTTACTAATGGCTAAACGTGGTGACCCAAGGTTAAGTGCCGGGTACAAGATGGTACGTCTACGGGTCTTACATAGAGATAACTATGTCTGCTATTACTGTGGTGGTGATGCTAACCAGGTTGATCATGTAGTACCTATATCTAAGCAAGGTGATGTAATGGATATGGATAACATGGTGGCAGCTTGTAAGAGGTGCAACGTAAGCAAGGGCAACACGTCACAGGGCGTTTTTTTAGCCAAGCAGGCTACCCCCCCTGCCTTTTCAATCAATACCTCCCCGATCACCGCTGTAACGGTTCAGACAGGCCCTTGTATGGGCCAACCAAGCCAAGGCCCGACAGGATGAACACAAAAGTTAAACCGATTAAACGGGGGCTAGTTGAGCCACGCCTTCACAGCCCGTTCTTAAAAGGTAAATCTCGCATCGATGAAGTTGCGCAGCTAGCTGAGAAAATCGGCATGCCCCTACTCCCTTGGCAACACTTTGTACTAGAGGATATGTTGCGTGTGGATGCAGATGGCGGTTTTATTCGCAAGACAAACCTACTTTTATGCGCCCGGCAAAACGGCAAAACCCACCTTGCCCGTATGCGCATCCTGGCTGGCATGTTCTTATTTGATGAAAAGAAAATCCTAATAATGTCATCTAATCGAGCCATGGCACTTAGCACTTTTAGAGAAGTTGCCTATGCCATCGAAGGCAGCCCAGAATTAAAGAAGCAAATTAAGGCAATCCGCTACGCCAATGGCACTGAGTCAATCGAGCTTAAAAACGGCGCAAGGCTAGATGTCGTAGCTGCTACCCGTGACGGATCGCGTGGCCGTACAGCCGATCTGCTATTTATTGATGAGGTTCGTGAGATAACCGAGGAAGGCTACGCCGCTGCCCTACCGACTACCCGCGCACGGGCTAATGCTCAGACCCTAATGTGTAGCAATAGTGGTGATGCCTTTAGCATCGTTTTAAATCAGCTGCGCGAACGCGCCCTGTCTAATGCATCTAAAACTTTCGGCTTTTATGAATACAGCGCGCCGCAGTTTGCCAAGATAACAGACCGGGCAGGCTGGATAGCGGCTAACCCAGCCCTAGGCCATACGATCACTATGGAGTCAATCGAGGAAGCCCTTAACACGCAATCGGTTGAGCAATTTCGTACCGAAACCTTGTGCCAGTGGATTGACAGCCTGCAATCGCCTTGGCCTTACGGATCGATTGAGGCAACTAGCGATAGCGCACTAAAAATGTCACCGGGGCCGCTTACAGTATTTGCCTTTGACGTATCCCCAAGCCGCCGCGATGCCAGCCTAGTTATGGGCCAGCTACTCCCCGATGGCCGCGTAGGTGTTGCCGTATTGGAAACGTATAACAACCAGGTAGCCGTAGATGAGCTAAAAATTGCGGCCAGTATTAAAGGCTGGTGCGATATGTATTTCCCACGCACCGTTTGCTTTGACAAATACACAACAGCCAGCATCGCCAAGCGATTAGAGCTATCAGGTGTAGCTGTGCGCGATGTATCGGGTGCTGAGTTTTATACAGCTTGTAGCGATCTACACGATGCCCTAAGTAACGGCCGATTAGCCCATAGCGGCCAAGAATTGTTAGTGCAACACATGAATAACAGCGCAGCTAAGATTAACGATTCAGCCTGGAGAATTGTGCGCCGTAAGTCTGCTGGCCCAGTAGATATTGCTATTGGCCTAGCGATGGTCATACATATACTTGCCCAGCCTGTACAAGAAGCCAAGATATACGCCTAACGACACGCCGAAGCAAATCGGTAATGTGCTTGACAATTTGAAAAAATTTCTACATGGGATTACTGGAAACTTTAGGGTTTAAAGCTAAGGCAGAAGTTACTGCCCAATATGCCCCTGCCATCATGGACAGTACATACGGCGCAGGCATGTATAGCTATAACAGCGGCCTATCTAACTATGGTTATG